GTGAAATTGCCGACGCTGGCGGCGCTGGTCAGCATCACTTCCTGGCCGACGGTGTAGCCGTGATAGGGATCGCTGACCACCAGTGCCGTCGAGCCGTCGATCGAGTGCAGCGGGTTGGAGCCCAGCTGCAGGTAGAGTGAATTGCTTTCCAGCACGCCGGTGGCGTGGGTGGCGTCTGTCACCGCCGTGATGCGGATGACCTGCGAGCCGAAGCGGATGTACTCGCCGACCCGGTCGGCGTTAAAGAAGCTGGCCGAGCACTCGAGATCGACCACGTCACCCTGGACGTAACCGTCCTCGATGTCGAAGGTGGTCGAAGCATCGGCGTGCTCCTTGAACGTCACCTTCATCGACACGGCAGGATCGAAGAACTTGTAGTAGGGCTGGGCCGGCGCGTTGTCGGTGCCCGAGACGCCGCTCTCGAAGGCGAAATCCTGGCGCACGAAGGTGGTGGCGCCGGTACGGCGCAGCATCTGCGGCTTGAGGTCGGGATGGACGATGAACATCACGTCGCCCTGCTGGGCGACCGACAGCGAGCCGATCATGTCGTAGGTCCACGGACCTGCGACCGTCATGAGGAAGGCGCCGTCCTCGTCGAACATCTCGACGGCGCCGTCGTGGAACAGGGCGATGTAGGCCTGGTCGGCGCTGAAGGTGAAGTCCTCGGCCTGCCACTTGTCGTTGGCGATCAGCGATGCCTTGCGGCTGCCGGGCCGGCGCGTGATGCCGCCCTGCGCCATGATGCGGAAGTTCAGCAGCGTGGCGGCGCCGTTCTGGTAGGCGTCGATGTCGAAGCGACGATCGAGCAGCGGCATCATCTCGCCGGCATTGAACGAAGTCCGGACCGAGCGCACGCTGGTCATCGATCACCTACACGTGGGCGCCGCGGCGAACGGACGTATACCTGCCGATCGGGAAGCGGGAGACGGTTTGCTGCATGGCATCCCGCGAGCGTGCCTTGAGCAGCAGCGAATTGGCGGTCTCGTTCCAGTTGTCGGCCAGCCCGCCGTTGCGGGTGATGGAAGCCGAGATCCATGCCGCCAGCCGGGCCTCGAAATAGAGCGTGAAGTAGGGCGGCCAGGTATCGGTCGGTGCCCGCAGCTGGCCGGTAAAGACGACCTGGTCGGTCTCGTTGGCGTTGACGAAGGCAGCCTCGCCGCTGCGCCGCCAGACCTGGGGGATGCCGCCGATGGTGACGGCCTTCAATGAGAGTGTGTTGTCGGGCAGCTTGTAGGCGGCGCTGAAGCCATAGAGCGGCTTGGTGGCGAGGCGCTGCATGACCTCGTCGCCGGTGCAGAACTTCCAGTCGTGGCTGGCGAGCTCGGCGGTGACGAGATCCTCATACAGCTGCTTGACGACGTTGGCCTGCGGGTTGGGATCCTCGAAGGTGTCGAGCGCCTGCATGCCCGCCATCAGCATGGCGCGCTGGGCGATCTGGATGTCGGAGGTGGCGCGGTTCAGCATGGCAAGGAGGGACGCGCCTCTGCCGGGGCGCGTCCAGGTTGCCGCGAAGTCAGGTGCCGATGGGGAATTCGATGACGGTCACTTCGCCATCAGCGATGTCGCTGACCGTCAGCAGGGCGGGCACCACGGTGCCGCCGATGCCGGTGGCCGCCATGATGAAGTCGCCGACATTGAGCTGCGGGCTCATGCCGTCGAAGTAGTTGGCACCGATCACCGCCGCCTTCAGGTCGGCGGTGCGGTAGAGCCACAGGCTGTTGAGCCCGTTGCCGATCAGGCTCATCGAGGTTTTGACGAGGGCCATGGCTCACCTCACTTCTTGAGCGACATCTTGATGACCGCGGTCGGGTCGATGACCACCGCGTTCATCTGCATCTTGTTCTGCACGAACGTGCTGTCCTTGACGTTGTAGTACTGCATGTTGGACTGCACGTCGGCGCCGACCGCCAGCGCCACCGACGGGCGGTGCCAGCAGAAGTTGAGGCGGTTGGTTCCGTCGTCGGCCAGCCCGTTGAACGGGAACCAGTACATGCCGAGCCAGATCTTGGCGGTCTGGGCCTGCGGCAGCTGCTCGTTGCCCATGCCGACGTACTCGGACTTGATGAACTCGTCGATCAGCAGCATCTGCGACCAGTTCTCCCAGCTGAGCGCCACGAAGAGCTCGCTGTCGGGCACGTCGGCGAGGCCCATCTTCTCGCGCAGCTCGATCGCCCACGCCTTGGTGGCGCCGTTGGTCGTCTCGTCGTGCGTCGTGGTGGTGGCCGCCATGGCGGTGGTCAGGAGCTCGTCGGTCTTGCGGCCGAGCGCCCAGGCGCCGCTGTTCTGCGCTGCCTGCATCTCGTCGTGGTTGACGCGCAGCAGGTCGAGGTCGTCGATCCACTCGCCGGCGTACCAGTCCTCCAGCGTGACGTTGACGTTGGAGTGGTCGAGGTTCATGGGCGGGATGTCGCCGTGGCGCGCTTTCTGCGTGGCGCTGCCCTTGCCCATCTTCTGGAAGGTGGTCTTGTTCTTGACGCCGCTGCGGTAGCGGACCATCGAGCGCAGGCGGCTGCCCTGGCGCTGGTAGGCGAGATGGACGCCGGCCTCGTATTCCTGCACGAAGGCCAGGTCGATTGTCGGCATTGGCATGACGGATCTCCTGACAGTGACGTTTGGGCGTCAGTCGGTTGATCCCGTCTTCCGGTGCCAGCGGATTGGTCCCTGTGGGGGTCCGCGCCAGCCTGCCGGGGCCGTTCACGACGTACACTCTATTTAGACGCTATCCAGACTATGTGGCAAGCCATGAGCCCAAAGCCGGAGCCCGACCTGTTCGCCAGCGATGACCCGTCCGTCAGCCTGGCGGCACAGATCCAGTGCGTTGAACGCGAGATCCGCATGCGGGGCGAGGTCTACCCGCGCCGGGTGGCGGCCGGGCGGATGTCGCAGAAGACCGCCGATCGCGAGATCAGCATCATGCAGGCGGTGCTCGCCACACTGAAGGGACTGGCCAGATGAGCACTCCGACCGATGCCGATCGCAGGCAGGCCTGCGACATCGCCCACAGCTACTTCAACGAGTATGGCTGCAGGGGCGACTCCGAGGATCCCGATGATCCTGACCATGCCGGCAACTGCTCGCGGATCGCCCGCGACATTGCTGCTGCCATGGCCGGCGCCCGCAGCGACTGGCGTCAGCAGGCGAAGGCCGAATTTGCCCGGCCTGAGGTGATCGCCGCCGTGCGCCGGCGCATCGCGCTCGAGATGGGCGACGACATAGACATCGTGCCCAAGGATAAGGCCGACTGGATCAATACCCGCGGCAAGGGCGGCGGCAAGCACAGCCGGGACATCAACATGCCGATGGGCGACGACTACAGCAACGCCGCAGCCGGCGCGCTGGCTGCGGCGCTGGAGGTTCCATGAGCAAGGGCTTCCACGTCAGCTGGGACTACGATGTCAGGAAGCTCACGATGCGGATCGTGATCGAGATCGACAGCGACTTCCTGCTCGATCGGCCGCGGGATCCACACTCGCTGGCCCACCTTGTCGACTACGAGCAGTTCGTCGGCATGCTCGAGGACGTGGTCTGCCTCAAGCTCGGCCTGCAGCTGCCGGCGAGGCCTATCGCCCCTGAGCGTTCAGACGGCGCAGCGCCGCCTTCACCCGGTTGACGTGGTTCTGGTCGCGGCGCGCATTGTCCCAGTATTTCGGGTCGGCCATCATCGCCCTGATGTCGTCCATCGTCAGCGCGTCCGAGTTCGGCGTGCCGGCCTGGGTGATGGCGAAGCGCGGCGCGCCCGAGAGCTCCATGATCTCCTCAAAAAGCGCGATGTTGGCCGCGGTCGCCGGGATCGTGGCGAAGATGTCGTAGGCGGTCTGGCTGAGATTACCCTTGGCCCAGCTGCCGCAACGCTGCAGGCGCTGCTCGGCGTGCTCGCCCAGCTTGGTCGCCTCCTGCTCCCAGCTGGGCTGGCCGGCCAGGCTGGCGGCGGCGTATTGCTCGAGGATCTGCTGGAAGCGTCCCTGCGGCAGCTTCAGGTCGTGCGCCGTGGTGCAGAAGAACTGGTAGAGCGGGTTCTGGGTGTCGATCTCCAGCTTGCGCCCGTCCTTGAGGATCATCGGCTCGTACTTGTAGTCGGCCGGGTTGGCCGGCACGCCCTCGACGCTCTCGCGCTCGAGCTCGGTGCGGACCTCCCTGCGCAGGTCCTCGCGGCGGCGAAACTGCGAGCGTTCGAGCTCGCGGTAGGAATTGAGCAGCGCCTGGGCGTCGGGCTTGCCGTCGCGCAGGAACTTCTCGGGCCACGGGCTGTCAGCCTGCTGCGGCGGCGGTTCGGGTGTGGCTGGGGGCTCCGGGCGCGCCGGCGGGGACGTAGGGGAACCAACCGGTGGAGCAACTGACGGCGCCAACGAAGGCGACGGGCTGCCGTTAGCACCCGGAGCCGGCGCCATGGTAGGCGGCGCTGCCGGGGGTGTCGAGCCGCTGCCCAGTGGCGTGCCGCCCTGCGGCATGACCGGGGCGTTGGGGGTCTGCGAGGTCAGGGCTTCGCTCATGATGTCCTCGTGCGGTTGGCCAGCGCCATGCGGGTGCGGATGACGCCGACCAGCCAGCGGGCGCCCTCGAGGTGGCGCAGCTCGGCGTCGGAGGCATCAGGCAGCAGGGCGCGGCGCAGGGTGATGCTCTCAAGGTAGTCGAGGAAGCGCCGGCCGGGTGGCTGGCTGAAGGTGCCGGCGGCAAGCTGGTTGAGCTCGTCCTCGACCGCCGGGCTGTAGACTCCGCCATCGACCGAGGCGGGCTGGTTGCCGATGCGCCGGGAATGTTCCACGTGAAACAATCACATCGGGTCGTGCAGCGCCTGCACGACGTTGACGATGATGGCGAAGGACCGGCGCTCGACGTCCTCGAGCGTGTGAAAGTCGCGCATGCAGGCATGGGTCTTGGTCAAGGCGTTGAGCCGCGGGCCGAAGCGCCAGCCGCGGGCCGACATGTACTGGCGCCAGTAGCCGTGCGCCTGCCTGACCGAAACGCCGGGGTTGCCGGCCAGCACGCCGACCAGGGCGAGCGTCGAGTCCCGCGTCCAGTCGGGCAGATCCTCAAAGCTGGCCTCGTCCTTGTAGCCGAGCAGCGCCCGCCACGTTGCGGCCGCAGCGTGCGCCACCATGGCGGTGCGCACGATGTCGTTGTCG